GGCAAATCTAGGTTTATGGCCTTGCTTTATGAAGCAGAAACAGATTATAATGATGCTAAGTATTTTGACAGAGAAGAAGATGCCGAAATTTGTGCAGAAGATTGGGTAATGAAAGTATGAGTGAAATGTTTACAATTAATACCGAAGAAGGTATTGTTAAAGAAAAAGAAGAAGTAATTCAACCTTTATCATTGTTTGATGATAATCATCCAATGCTTCTTCAAAAGATACCTGAATATGATGTTACACGACTGCCAAATCCAGTTCTTGGTAAACTAATCAAACGATTGAAGATGACCATGAAGTTACATGGTGGTATTGGACTATCTGCTAATCAATGTGGCATTTTTGAAAGAGTGTTTGTGTTAGGTGCAAACGATGCCATTTGGGCTTGTATCAATCCAAAAATTATTAATGCTTCGCCTGATTTGATTAGAGAGAAAGAAGGTTGTTTATCTTTTCCTGGTTTGGCACTTGCTGTAGAAAGGCACTCTTGGGTAGAAGCAGAATTCATTAACGAAGAATGTAAAGTTGTGCAAATGCGCTTTGAAGGTTTGACAGCAAGATGTTTTCAACACGAACTAGACCATATGAATGGCATTAAGTTTACAAATAGAGTTAAACCACTTGCATTACAAATGGCAAAAAAACAACAACAGAAATTAATTAAAAAAATTACGAGATTGAAGAAACAATATGGTTGATCCTAAAGCTGATGTAGAAGAACAATGGAAGCAATGGCAAGATGAGAATCCGCCAAGTTCTTTTGTTAACATTGATGAGGGTTATCTCAAAGAGAAAACCATCAATGACTTAACCTATGTTTCACAAATGGATGTAAAAGAATACACACTCTATCAAAAGTGGTGTGAAATCAAAGAGAAATATCCTACTGTTGTTAATCAAACTCTATTTGGTGAAGAAGTTCAGCTTGTTGACCCAAACCAACAAAAGGTTGTTGATGAAGTTAAAGCATCTATTTGGATCCCACAATCAGCTGAAGATTATCTTAACCTAAAACCTGTGTTAGAATATACAGATGATTCTGGTAAAGATATGCAGATTGGTATTGATGGTAAAGAATTTGAAGTTGAGAAGAAACGAAGCAAAGACTTGCCTGAAAGATGGAACACAGTTCGTAATTTCATTTCAACAATGAAGAACAACAGTAACATTGGTCGCAACCTAAACTTCTTGGTTCGTGACCAGGTGACTGGCAAGTATCTAGGTGTCATCTGCATATCATCTGACTTTCTTGACCTTACCCCTCGTGATGATGTGATTGGTTGGCCTCGTGAATTAAAGACACAAGGCAGTATGATTAATCACACAGCAATTGGTTCAACGATTGTTCCATTCCAACCACTCGGTTATAATTATGTTGGTGGTAAGTTACTTGCTTTGCTCTGCCTATCTGATGAAGTGCAAAGATTATGGAAGAAACAATATGGTGATGTATTAGTTGGTGTAACAACAACATCATTGTATGGCAGAACAAAGGCTGATGGCCTATCACAGTATGACAACCTTGACCACTGGCAGAAGATGGGTTTCACGGCAGGTTCAGTATCATTTGAACCAAGTAGAGAAACTCGGTATGATATTATTAATTGGTTGAAGAAGAATCATACTCGTAAATACTTTGAATGGTATGTTGCAAAGAAACCATCAGGTCAACCATACAAGCGTGACCATAAGAATCGTTCACTAGGCTTTACATATAGTAAACTTGGTGTGCCTAAAGAATTGATTAGAACTGACCATGCTCGAGGCATTTACTTCTCACCATTGTATGATAACTCTTATGAGTTTCTCCGTGGTGAAATCAAAGAAGATAAGTTGGTAAAATCATTTGATACCAGCTATGAATCATTGGTGAATATCTGGAAAACAAAACACGCCATTGGTAGAATTAAACAATTGACCAAAAAGAATAGAGTGTCCTATGAAACATTGTTTTATGATGATTTGATTTACCTTTCATGGGAAGAAACAAAGGCAAAATATTTAAGTCAAGTCGGCAGATAAAAACTTTTGCCATTAAAATGCTTGACAAGTAGCATATATAATGTTATAGTATTGAATATGCGGTGGGTTGTAGAACAAGTTGGACTTCCCGTTTAATTATCCTTGTGCAACTCAAGGCCACCGCTCCAACTATAAAGACTATGTTTACATTTCTAGGCATCGTAGGTTTCCTTATCACATTACTTGTTGCCATACCAGCAACATTAATCGCTTTCGCCTCTCTCATTGAACACCCAATAAAAACAATTATCAAATTGTGGACAGATGTGGTTGAAACTTACCGCACTCTTTGGGAAAACATTTCAAAATAATTGCCTCAATTGTAATCTAGGTGTGATATCATAGCCTTATGATTGAAGATTACTCCCACACTTTATTAGAACAGGAAGAAATGCATTTCTATTCCTGTGTTGCCGATGTTGTCCGTGCCTTTCAATGCCATGGTGCCAGTCATATCCTACATGAAGTAATGAAAAATCCTCAATTAAAACAAGAGCTTAGCCTGTTGCTTTCACGCAACAAGTAAGCTTGACTTTCCTCGTGGTTCGTGTATAATGGTTGCATATTAATTAGAAAGTTCATATGGCATTTACAGTAGAATCTAAATCTCAATTGGCAAAGTTACTTGCCACAGAAAATCTTACCATCGAGCATCAAAAGATTCGCACAGCGATGTTTGACCCTAAAAATCGTGTTCTCTATTGTCCTATCTGGAAAGATATGACTGGTGCTACATACGACCATATGTTAGGTCACGAAGTTGGCCATGCACTCTATACACCTGCCGAAGGTTGGCATGAAGCGGCTTCTTCTCTTGGTGCCAAATACAAAGGCTTCTTGAATGTAGTTGAAGATGCTCGTATTGAAAAGAAAGTTAAAAGAAAATATCCTGGTATTCGTTCTTCATTCGTTAAAAGTTATCAAGCACTTTTTGATAAAGATTTTTTCGGTATCAAAGGTCGTGATTTGAATAGCTTGTCATTTATTGACAGACTTAATCTCCACACAAAATCTTCTGGCACAACCAAAGTAGAATTTAATGATGATGAAATGAAATTGGTAAAACAAGTTGAAGCTTGTGAAACTTGGGAAGATGTGGTTCGTGTTACTAAATCGGTATTCAATTATTCCAAAGAAGAACAATTTGAAATGCTACAGCAATTGTTAGCAAGTATGGATTACCAACAAGATGATGAAGCTGATGAATCTGATGGTGATAGTTATGAATATTCAGATTATGATGAAGAAGGCGAAGAAGAACAAGAAGCCACTCAAAGCGGTGATATGCAAGGTGAAAGTGGTTCAGAAAAGCAAGAAGCTAAAAAATCTGATTCTCAAAATAATGATGGTGAAGAAACCGATAGTGATGAGAATGGCAATTCAATCAATCACGAAAAAGAATCTAAGCCTACTGATATTGACCAGTTTGAACCTTCTTGTGAAACCGATGAAAACTTCCGTAAGAATGAGGATAGTTTAGTTGCTCAAGAATGTAAACCATATGTTTATGGTAAAATTCCTAAAGCAAACCTTGATAACATTGTTACTCCTGCCAAGCGGGTTCATCAGTTATTAGAAAAATATTATTTCAACTATGATGGTTCTCCTGAGCGTAATGCTCGTTTTGAATCGTATGCTTCTTCTAAAGTGAAAGAATTCAAATCAAAGAATGAGCGCTATGTTAGTTTATTGGCCAAAGAATTTGAAATGAAGAAAGCTGCTCGTGCTTATGCCAAGGCTAAAGTGTCTAATACAGGTGACATTGATATCAGTAAACTTTACAAATATCAAGTGGAAGATAATATCTTCCGTAAGATGATGAGAGTACCAAAAGGTAAATCTCACGGTTTAGTATTGTTGCTTGACCGCTCTGGTTCCATGTCCCGTAATATGGCAGGTTCAATTGAACAGATTTTGGTTCTTGCTATGTTCTGCCGTAAAGTGAATATTCCATTTGTTCTGTATGGTTTTGGTGATGTAACAGAAAGCCGTGCTGTTGATTATCCTGGTTATGACATTAAGAAAAATGCTTGTTTTCAACAAAATGTAAATGAATTTTCTTTTGATACGGTATTCTTGCGTGAGTATATCAATTCAAAGATGAGCAATTCAGAATTCAACCGTTGTATTCGTAATTTGGTTTTGCTAAAAGAATCTTATACTAGCAATTATCATTCTCTTGGTCGGCCAATGAGTGAGCATCTTGGTAATACTCCTTTGTTGCAAGCGATGATTGCATTAGAACCAATCACGAAAGAATTTCGTAAAGTGAATAATTTAGATTTGGTTAACCTTGTGGTTGTCCATGACGGTGATGCTGATAATACAAGTAGAATAAATGTTGAAAGAGATCCACATGAATGGGAAAAACAAGGTGAAAAAATAATTAGACCTACTTCATTCAATAGCTCTCGTGAAAATGTATTCATTAAAGATTATGAATCTAAATTACAGGTTAAGATTGAACCTTCCGTTCTGAATGGCTTTTACGATGAATCTTTCCGTATTGCTATCTTTGATTGGTTCCGTGCCAACACTGGTGCAAAGATTTTTGGTTTCTTTATTGCAGGCCAAGGTCGTGAATTAAGACAAGCTCTTGCTCACAGGTATGTTAATAAAGATGGTAAATCTATTAATGAGATTATTAAAGAAAAATATAGTTCTACTCATATGATGATTTCGCCAGATAAAAGTGATATCGTTAAAGATATTGTTGCTAAAATGAAAAGTGAAAAGTTTATTCAATCTTACAATAAAGGCTACGAAGCATTCTTTATTATGCCTGGTGGTTCTGATTTGCAAATTGAAGATGAGGAGTTGGTTGTAACTGGTACGGTAACCGCTAATAAGTTAAAAACGGCATTTATGAGAATGAATAAAAAGAAAGCGGTCAATCGTGTGATGGTGTCAAGGTTCATTGATGGCATTGCTGCCTAGAGTGTTGCTTAAAAGCAACAGCTTGCTTGACTTTGATTGTGGTTTATGATACAATGGTAGGATCTAGTGAAAAATGGAAGGTTATATTATGAGTAACAAAATTGAAATTCGTGAAAAATTCAAATCATTATTAATTGCTACTGGCAAAAGCACCGTAACAAAATCTGAGATTAAAGATATTTGTTCAAAATTGAACATATCTGGTGCTCAATGGTTTACTAAAGATATTGGTAACCGAGTTGGCCGTGGTCTATATAAAGTACCAAATAGTTCCTCGGCACCTGTTGCTGAAATGATTGACTACAATGCACAGGTAATTCCAATGCCAAAACAAAGTGAAGTAAAATCTGGTAATCGTATTTCAAATGTTACCACAGATTTAGAAACCGAAAATTTAGTTCCTGCTGTATATAAAAATTATGTGCCGTTTGGTAACTTTGATGATTTGGTTTCAATCATCGCTTCTAAAAAGTTTTACCCAATCTTTATTACTGGTCATTCTGGTAACGGTAAAACAATGTCTGCTGAACAGGCATCTGCCAAACTAAAGCGTAAATTCGTTTGCGTATCAATGACACCTGAAACCGATGAATCTGATTTACTTGGTAACTTTGTGTTAATCAATGGTCAAATGGAATGGCGAGATGGCCCGGTTACTGTAGCTGCTCGTCAAGGTGCCGTATTGTGTATTGATGAGATTGATTATGGTGCTCAGAATCTTTCCTGTTTACAGCGTGTGCTTGAAGGCAAACCATTCTTGCTGAAAAAGAAGAATGAATTGGTTGTGCCTGCTGAAGGTTTCACAATCATCGCTACTGCCAATACTAAAGGTAAAGGTTCAGATGATGGTCGTTATATGTTCACCAATGTATTGAATGAGGCTTTCTTAGAAAGATTCCTTAATACCTATGAACAAGATTGGCCT